TGTTGGCGCGCCAGCAAGGATCGTGGCCCGTGTTGAAAGGCCCGAGGTCGGGGACCACTGAAACACTTGGCCGTTTACCAGCTGCATGATCAGGTCTTGACCGTAGTTGTCAAACTGCCAGACACGAGAGCTCAAAGCAAGGCCCAGAACAGTGGGAGGGCGGGGCGTGTTCCATGTAAAAGAGTTCCACGCGCCGGTGTTCCAGCCGTAGTCAAAGAAGCTTACGTCGCTGCCCACGTTGATTTGATACACCCCGTTGGCCGTGCCGGCAGTAGAGGCGGTGGACGTCGCAGCGAGGGGGGACACAATTACGTACTGACTCGTGCTCAATACCTGTTGAATTTCAAACTCGTTTGTCAGGCTGGCGTTAGGGATGCCGCCGGGGTCTCCGGTGACCGTGTTGAAAGTGACAAAGTCTCCGACCACCGCACCATGACTGGAGTCGTTAACCGTGACCAAGGTAGTGCCGTTGACAGTGTTGAAGGTGACGGTGTCGGTTGCCCGAATAGGGGTGATGTCGGCCCAATCACCGCCATAAAAAACATAGACTTTTCGGTTGGTGCCGAGGACCATGTACGGGGTTCCGTCCAACGCGTTCCAAGTAAAGACCTCCGACACCAGCCCCACAAAATAGACTTGCGGGCTGTTGAAGGATTCCCAGCCGCCTATTTTTTCTGGCAAGCCATAACGGAATCGAACAAAGTCGCAGTCCACCCAGCCGCCTTCGGCACCGTATTCAGTGTTCTGCTTGTCAATGCCTGGCTTGAGAAAAAGTCGCAGGAGGGCCATTTTTACCCCTTTGCGGCGCGCATGTTGTCCACCAGGTTTGGATATGGACGACCTGCTTTTTTGGCGGCGGCCTTTGCAGAGGCCTTCTTTGCGGGAGTCAAAGCCTTGGGTTTTCCAATGCTTTTAGGGCGCTTTTTGTCCCAGATCGGCGTGGCTTTCATGTGTGACTCCAATTATTAAGCTGTTAGGACGTTGAGGGCGGTGTTGATGTGCGCAACCCTGTCTGCAAGCCCGATTGTCCCACCGTTGATCTTCTTTGTCATCCCAGTGAAGTCTTTGGCGTCGGCCTCTTTGTTCAAGCCGCGCTTGTTCCAGTACCAGGCAGCCGTCAGGGCAGCGTATTCCTTGGTCAGCACCAGCTCAGGGTCGGCTACAAGGTCCGCTCCCAGGGCGTCAGAAGCAAGGCGGTAGTTGTCCTTGCCGGTCAACTGGATCAGGCCACGGCCACGGTACTTCCAGCCATCGCCCTCGTCGGTGTTGCCCATCCGGCCAGAGTAGACCTTGTTGGCGATCTTCTCCGGGTTACGGTGGAACGGTTGCGCAGCCTCCTCGGATGCAAAGCGGCTGGGCCAAGTGGCGTGCAGGCCTTTGGCGCTGTAGTTCAAGTTCTCTTGCAGGGTCTTGAAGTTGCCTGACTCATGGGCGCACTGGCCGATGAACGCAGCTTGGCGCTCGGGGGTGCTGATGTCGAAACGCTGAAACGCTGCCGTCAATGGCTCCAGCCAAGACGGGTCGATGTGCATTTCTTTGAGTTGGTCTTCGGTCATTTAGCGGCTCCAGCTTTTGAAAGAAGGTCGGTCTTGGCCTGCGATCCAGCAGAAGAGCCAAAGTAGTAGGCAATGATGCCCGTCCACGCCGTGCCAAGCGAACCCAGCATCATCAAGATGGCGGGGTTGCCGCTGTCGATCTGGTTGAAGAACATCATCACCATGATGCCAAAGAACCCAATGGTCACAGCGCCAGCAAGCAGGGGCGGCATCAGGCTGCGGGTGGTGGCCTGCATTTCCCGTGCTGACTTGCGGTCTTCGACCTCCAACTTCTCGAAGTTCAGGCCCAACTCCTGTGCTTGCTTCTGAAGCTCAATCTCGGCAATTTTGACCTGTGCAATCTGCTCTGCTGATAGCTTGTTGTTGGAGATCATGTCTCCAACTTTGTCGGGGTCAACACCGATGGCCTTGGAGATGGCCGACACAGCCATACCCGCCAGTGGACCACCCATCGCTGTGGCAATGGTAGGTGCGATTTGTTTGAGCCAATCCATATCAATTACCCCTTTAAGTCAAAACTCAGGTTGGTGTGGCGGGGATACTGCACAACGCGCTCCCCTTCCGGACATTTGTATTTGATGGTCGCCAGCAAAGTTGCTTTACCACTGGCAATTTTTTCTTTTCTGACCATCGTAAGTTGGTAGGTGAAAGTGTCAATTTCAGGCCCCGCTGGACCACTGAACTTGCTTGCGGTGGTGGTTGCCTCATGCACCATACCTGCCGCATCACGAATGCTTGGCGTAAAACTTTCAACAGAGCAGTCGTCACGCTTTTTGATCCGCGCAACCGTGACGTTGATGGGCTTGCCAGCCTCGGCCACAATTTTGAAATGCTCCGGAGTCCACTCGATGATGGCCCTGTCAAGCAAACCAAACTTGTCGGCAAGGGTGTAGCTGCCACCTAACGCAGCAACACTGGCGGCAACAGCTCCAATGGCTTTGGTAAGGTCAACCATATATCACTCCAATAAAAATACGGGCGCACCAGACGATGAGCCCAACAAGAAGGACCGCAGCAATAAATGCAACAGCCCAGTCTTTCATCAGCAAGGTCCGGTTGTGCAGGTCAGGGTGGTCGTTGGCACAATCACTGGGGCTGGCTGCGTGATCGTGATCGGAGCAGGCTGAGTCACAACAATTGGCGCAGGCTGAGTAACAACAGTCGGAGCGTGCGTGCTGTCGGTGTTGGTTGTTGTGGTCGTGGTGTTCGTGGTGGTCACGTTGGCTGCGGGTGCTTGAATCTTGCCAGCTATCCCAACAAAGGCAGCGTTTGTGCTGACACCCAGATCACGGGCGTTGTTGCTCTGCGCAATGCCGACCTGAGCTTGTTTGCCCACGCTGTAAATCTGAGTCGCGGTTGGCAGCAACACGGCAGTCCACTGAAGCAGGTGGTCACCAAAAGACTTGGGAGCAGCTACTTGAGGTTGGTTCTGCACTGCGCCCATCTGCAAAGACATCACAGCCGCTACCTTGGCAGCAGTGTCACCTTGCTTTGCAATGTCAGCCAGCGCCTGATACCGGGCCGTCTGGGCCGCTGCTTGGGCCTTGTGGGCGTCAGCGTAGGCTTGGTACTCGGCAGTGGCGCAGCCTGTCAGGGCCACGGAACAAACTGCAAGGGCAAGTAATTTCATGGTTTTTCCTTATGGTTAGAAAGGCACTACGGCTAGGGTCATGACACCGGCCGTAATCGTATTGCCAGGCGTAACAGCTGTCGAGGTGTCTGCCTGCGTCCCTCGGGAATTAGTGGAAATGGTAAGGGCGTCGGCTGGCGTAGTTAGACTTGTTGTAACGTAGTCATACCTAAACCCGTCAATCGTAGCGAAGTTGCCACTTCCTGATCCGTCACCAGGCATCTTTAGGACCAGACCACGTAACCCGTTAACATGAGGACTAGATAAGAAGCTCACGTAGATGTTGTCAAAAGAATCTACTGCAATACGGGGATTAGTTAAATTCTGGGTAGGAGAAGTAATGCTTCGCTGCCAGACAAGCGACCCGCCAGTGGTCCATTTATTGATCAGCACCTCCGTGCGGGTTTGAGCAGCGTTTGTGGTAATTCCAACAACATAGACATGCGTGTTGCTCGGGTCCATGCACAGGGCAGTACCCACAGCAGTTAGGGTAAAGGGCACAGTAAGAAAACTCTGCCATACAAACCCCCCCGCTGTTGTAAATTTCAACAGAACCTGGGTGCCTTTACTGGAAATACTACCGGTTGCAAACGTGTTTACTAGATAGTAAAGAACGTCTGCAGATTCTCCCCTGATAACGGCCACCCCATCTTGCCCAAGGTTTGAGGCGTCATTTTGGAAGGTGGCAGCTACCTTTGCCCCATCTACCTGGGCCAAGGTCCACAGGCACCCATCAAAGCTTGAGGGGGTTACCCGAGATGCAACGCAATAATCGGTGCCATTTAAAAGCGCAACTCCATTGCCGAAACAGTTGTTAGAGCTTTCGGTCGAGGTCCCAAGCACTCTAAGAAATTGTCGGGTGCCGCTGGCATCGTACTTAGATACAAGAATATCATCTCGAGTTGAGTATATATACCTGCCAGTGCCAACAGGGTAAACGGCGTCGCTTGCGTCTGTTGTAACGGCGTTAAAAACGCCAACTTGGTTTATGTAGCGATGCCATTGAAAAGTTCCGCTGCTGTTAACTTTTAACAAGTAGGGAACTGTTAGGCCGCTAAATGAAGTATAGAGGCTTCCAGCTACTATGACGTTCCCTGAGTCATCAACAGTTATAGCATTTGGATAGGAGAAGTCAGCAGAAGTAGTAGTTGCTACCTGCGTCTGCCAAGTAATTGCAGACAGATCAAGCGGCAACTTTGCCACTGTGATGGCGGGGTTAATCGCAGTGGTTCTGGCATCGAGTGCCAGATATAACAGGTCGTTTTTTATGGCTATTTTAGGGCTGACGCTTATGCCCGTTCTAGTGGTGTCTGCAAGATACGCCAAAAGCCCAACAGGGGCGTTGCCGCTAAAGCTGGCAAGCATGATGTTAAATGTCCCGCTCATGCCAGGTTCCCCGTCACCACCGCACGCGTGGCCGTGATGAACAAGATGTTGACCACCCCTCTTGTAGTAATGCTGAAGCTGCTGATGTCCGCGTCCGTTCCAGCCTTGTAGACATCCGTGATGGCAGAGCAGGTGTTGGAGATCGTAGCAGAGGTGTTGTTGAAGATGCTGATGACATCCCCAGCAGCGAACACCGCCGCAGGAACCACTACACTGCCTCCTGTCCCCAGTTCAACGAACTTGCCCACGTCCGCCGCCACCAAGGTGTAGCTGGACGTCTTCGTACCGGATGGCGGGACATTGCGGTAGCCCACCTTGTTGGTGCCGTCGGCCGTGCAGTTGGTCAGCGCTCCACTGGTGGGCGTACCCAGAATAGGCGTCACAAGGGTAGGGCTCGTCGCAAACACCGCCGCGCCGCTGCCCGTCTCGTCCGTCAAAGCTGCGGCCAGGTTGGCAGAAGTGAACGACCCCAACACGGTAGCGTTTCCTGTTGAAGTGACCGCCCCCGTCAGGTTGGCGTTGGTCGTCACGTTGCCTGCCGTCAGGCCTGCCGCCGTGCCGGTGATGTTTGTGCCCACAAGCGCTGAAGGCGTGCCAAGAGCGGGCGTGACCAGGGTCGGGCTTGTCGCAAACACCGCCGCGCCGCTGCCCGTCTCATCCGTCAAAGCGCCGGCCAGGTTGGCAGAGGTAAACGAGCCAAGGGAGGTGGCCGTACCTACCGAAGTCACTGCGCCGGTAAGGTTGCCCAGCCCGGCGGCGTTAATGGTTTGATTTGGCCAAGTGCCTGTGATCGTGACGTTGGTGCCCTGCACCAACGCAGGGGTGGCAGTCCCCGTCCCGCCGCTGGCAACAGGCAACAATCCCGTCACGCCCGTTGACAAGGGCAGGCCAGTAGCATTGGTAAGCGTTGCGCTAGAAGGCGTGCCCAGCGCTGGTGTAACCAGCGTCGGGCTGGTAGACAGGACGTTGTTTCCCGTGCCTGTCGAAGTCGTAACCCCTGTTCCGCCGCTCGTAACAGGGAGTGCAGCACCAAGGGTCAAGGCGCTGAAATGCGTGACCGCATCAATCACGTTCACCCCGTTCACGTACAAGTGCATCTCTGCGCCATTGGGCACCGTGATGCCCGTGCCTGCGGACGTCTTCACGGTGATGCTCTGGCCACCTGTCGTGTTGTTGTGAACAAGATACTGTTTCTGGATCGTCGGGACGATCAGCTCGCGGGTCGCGGTCAGGCTGCCCACGGAGGTGGCATTCAGGACCAAGGCTCGCGGCACCTGCAGGGCAGGCCCCAGCAGATCGGTCAGGGTGAGGGTCAGGTTGGCATCCGTCAGGAACACCGGGTTGCTCAGGCCCGTGATGGCCTGCTCAATGGCCGTGCCAATGTTGGTGTTGGTCGTGTCGCCCCAGGTGTTCGACTGCTCCCCACTGCCGATCAGCTCAAACTTAAGGCCTGAAAAAGTGCTTGCCATGGTGGTTCCTTGCGTGTTACTGCCATTCTACAAAACTGCCCACCCAATGTCATGTATTTTGGATGACAGCCAGTAAAGCGTCGGGGTCCTCGGCACTGTCGATGTTGGACTGAAGCACTGCGTACTTGTCGCGGACCGCTTGGCGCTGCGCTTCCACAGCCTGAACATCTGTGCCCGGAATCTGCTTCATGATGACTTCATCAAGCGGCGCAAATTCCTCTGCGCGTCTTTGCCTGCGGAGGTCATGACTGATTGTTTTTGCTTTGTCTAAGTTGATTGTGATCATGCCCATTCCCCTACGCTTGTGTTACTGCCTGATGTGCTAATCGGGTAGATCAGGAAGTAACTCCCTATTTGGGTTGTCCATGCCCCGCCGGGAGCAGCGCTTAAGTTGTATTGGGGAATGAATGTTCCCCCCGCATTGATAGACACTGTTCCTCGAATATTCAATGCTATAGCGCCTGCGGCTGTGGCAATGCCTGTTAAAATAGTCGATGCAGCCGCCGTAGAAGAAAATATACTAAACGAGTCAGTAGAAGGAACTGATGAAAAGGCAGAGTTATACTTAAGTTGTGCAAGATAACCGATGTTATTTAGAGTAGCTGTACCCCCGTATAACAAAGAATAATTATTTGAGGTTGTCCCGGCAGTCTTGGTTACGGCAATCATTGCCTGAAACTCATATACAGTGTTTGAGGACAGCGTTACTCCTACCCCAAGGTAGGTTTGCGCTCCAGAAGCGTTAGCACCTACGAATGCGCTGTTTAACCTGTAATACTGCATGCCCGGCACGACACCGCGTTGCAACCCTTGCGGGGTGAAGTACGGAACTTTGCCGTCATACTCGAGCTTTCCTGCGACGGCAGAGCTCAAGGCGGCAGAATTCAGCACGATAGGTGGCGTTGTAATGCCCGCCGTCCCGTCTAATACAATTGCCATGGTCTACCCCTTTGTTGGTGCGTTTGTAAAATCGGCTTGCCAAGCATTGCGAAATGTTCGCTCTGCCGGGATGTCGTCTACGTGTACTATCAAATACGGCTTGCCAACAGGTACTGATTTTAAAGCTTCCGATTGTTCAATACCGGGAGCAGGAACAATTACAGAAACACCGTCTGCGTCATTTTGGTAAATAATTCTGTAGTTTGACATTGAGTCTCCTTATCTAAATACTGCAACTGCCACATAGTTAACGTCTGCGAGCGTGCTTGGAATGCTGTAGGTATTTATGCTTGCAGTGCCTGCGGCCACAGTTCCCGCAGAGCAATAAGACCCTGCAACTCCAAAATTTCGAGCCGCTCCCACAACACAACCAGCACTGTCTGCCATGGAAGTAGTAAGGTTTACTGTGTAACTGCCAACGGCACTGTCAGTGATACTGCTCACGTTAAAAGCCGCTTGTATCGCAACTGTACCCGTGCCATTAAATTGGACCCATGCTCGGCAGAACGTACCAATCTGAGTGCCCGCACTGTCGTTTATTACGGGGGGTGTAGAGGCCGTATTGCTTTGGATTGTTGTTACGTTGAGTGTGCTCATGCCCATGTCCCCACACTTGTGTTACTGCCTGATGTGCCAATTGGGTAGATGAGAAAATAAGCCCCCAATGCAACCGTGTATGCGCCGCCGGGAGCTGCGCTTAGTTGGTACTGCGGAATAAATGTTCCACCAGCGTTGACCGAAACTGTTCCGGACAGTCGTGCGTGAAGAGCTACTGGGTTGCCTGATAATCCAACGCCTGTAAAAACGGCGGCGGTCGCCACTTGATAGTAGTAAATAGATGTCGTTATAGGAGAAGTAAGCGCTGTTGATGACCCGCCAGCAGCAACTATAGAGTAACCAATGTTATTGAGGGTTGCAGTCCCCCCAAATAATGCGCTTACGCTGTGGGCCGTTGTACCTGCCGCCTTAGACATTGGGAAGTACGCCTCAAAAGCATAAACCGTACTACTGCTAAGAGTTACACCAACACCCAGCCAAGACTGCGCCCCAGTTGCGTTAGCCCCTACCAAGGCGCTATCCAGCCTGTAATACTGCATGCCCGGCACAACGCCGCGCTGCAAACCTTGGGGTGTAAAGTAAGGAACTTTAGTGTCACACTCAAATGTTCCCGCACTTGCAGTTGTTAGGGTCTCGGCTGTTAAAACAAGTTTTCCCATATATTTCCTTTACAGAATTACCCAACGCGAACCCGAGGGTATGGTGACTGTGGCACCTGTTTGAATGGTAATTGGGCCGGTGCTCATCGCTCCCCTGCTGCTCGGAATCGAATACGTGGTTGTCACCGACAGTCCGTTTTCATAAAACACTGTGTCCCCACCCGCACCGGTAGGCATGCCGCCTCCGCTCCCGCTGGCAGCAACTGTTTGATTGGGCCATGTGCCTGTAATAGTGACATTGGTGCCCGCTACCAAACTGGGGGTCGTCGTTCCAGTGCCTCCGCTTAGCACAGGGAGCGCAGCGCCGAGTGTCAAAGCACTAAATCGCGACACCGCATCTACGACGTTTACCCCGTCCACATACAGGTGCATCTTGCTGCCGTTGGCAACTGTGATGCCTGTCCCTGCAGACGTCTTTACAGTGATGCTCTGAGCACCCGTTGTGTTGTTCTGGACAATGTACTGTTTTTCAATTGTCGGGACTACCAGCTCTCGGGTCGCAGTCAAACTGCCGGTGGACGTGACGTTCAGAACGAGTGCCCTTGCCGTTTGCAAGGCAACGGTGTCAGTAAGGCTGATTGTCAGGTTCGCATCTGTCGTAAAAACTGGATTTCCAAGGCCGGTGATCGCCTGTTCAATGGCCGTGCCAATGTTGTCATTGGTGGTCGCGCCCCAATTACCTGCCTGGTCACCAGTGCCAATGAGCTCAAACTTGAGGTCCGAAAAGGTGCTTGCCATAATACGTCCTTATGTAGAAATTGTAGCCCATGTGACACTGCTGGCATCGTTGACAGGGCCCCAAATGACCGTGTTGGCATCGTTGACAGGGCCCCAAATGACCGTGTTGTTGTCGTTAACAACCCCCCAAATGAGCACGCCTGAAACCTGCCCTGTCGCCTGTACCCCGGTTACATGAACAGCCACGTCTACAAAAACAAGGGCTCCTACCAGGCCTTCTGCCTGCACCCCTGTGACCGCTACGGATGCCGCGCCCTGTATGGCCACCTGGCCCACAGCTGCCGTGCCTGCTACCCCTGTAAGAGTCGCTACAGATGCCGCATTTACCGTCACCTGGCCCACAGCTGCCGTGCCTGCTACCCCTGTAACAGAAACATCGCTGCTCTCCCCTACCACTACTTGGCCAAGAGAAGTTACCCCTGTCACGCCCGTAAGGGACACAGCTGCCGTGCCCTGTATGGCCACTTGACCAACGGAAGCAACTCCCTGCACCCCCGTAACGGCCACGAAGGCACTGTTTATCACCGTGACTTGGCCAACGGAAGCGGTTCCCTGCACCCCCGTGACGACCACAGATGCCGCTCCCGCTACAGCCACCTGGCCAACAGACGCAACACCTTGCACCCCCGTAACAGGGACGGAAACAGAGACAGTGGCGTCTACCGTAACTTGGCCGACAAAAGCGGCACCCTGCACTCCCGTAACAAGAACGGATGCAGCGCCTGAGGTGTTTACCGTGACTTGGCCGACGGAAGCGGCTCCTTGCACTCCTGTAGCAGCGACGGATGCTCCGCCCTCGATTGCCACCTGGCCAACAAACGCGGTGCCCGCTACCCCGGTAACAGCTACGGAGGTTCCTTCTTCTACGGCCACCTGGCCGACAGCCGCTGTACCCGCTACTCCGGTAACAGAGACGGATGCTCCGCCCTCGATTGCCACTTGGCCGACGGCCGCTGTGCCCGCTACCCCAGTAACAGAGACGGATGCTCCGCCCTCGATTGCCACTTGGCCGACGGCCGCTGTGCTCGCTACTCCAGTGACAGGAACGGATACGGAACCAGCGGTGTCTACCGCTACCTGTCCAACAAATGCAGTTGCCCCAACGCCAACAAGGTTGACAGTAACGCCCTGATCTGTCGTGGCTGTTCCTACCGCCCCCGTTGCGGCAATGTCAAGCGCGCCCTCACCCCAGGGCTGATCTCCCCAGGCTACGCCAGACGCGTTCCATCCGTCAAAGGCAACAGCTGCATTGGACATCTACAGCTTTTATGCAATTCGGATAATCGCATTTGTAGCGTCAGCAGTTGGGAAGATGATGGTGAAAGTGCCGACGGTAGACGTCTTTGCACCACCAAAATCCAGCACGCAAACGGTTGGGTTGCCCGCAGCCGTGTCGTTGTAAATCAACGCGCCAAAAGCGGTGATGGTTGCGCTGGTAAACGACAGGTCAGCAAAATCAGTGAACGCGGTTGTCCCACTGGAGGTTGGCGTGACGTTGGTCAACGTGCCGCCGCCTGCCGCGTAAGTGCCGGAGTTGGCTACTTCGTTGGTGGCGGTGTAAGCAGTAGTCGCAGCCGTGAAGGACGCGCTGTTGTCGTACAGGGCCAGCTTAAACGTGTTACCGGTGCTGGTGGTGAAGTTGTGTACCGCCTGCATCAGCTCCACCTTGAAGCTGGTGCACATGAAGTTGCCTGAGAATGCCATTTTTAATCTCCTAGTAAATGAACCAAGTTGGGGTGGCCCGCTTGGGTAAGCCTGGCCGCAATTGTTGCTCTGTCCTGCTCAATTGCTTCTTTCAAGTAAAACGCCACCACTTGTTTGACGTTCTCCTTAAATGCCCGAGCTTGTGCCTGCACCGCAGGATGCGACTGGTCGCCGATGTAGATAATTTTGTCAGCAGCACGAACGGCCAGCTCTTCAGCTGTCCAACCGCGCGCCTGCGTTGTTTCGACAAAAACGCTGCCCATAGAGGCTTGAACGGTAGGTGTAATCATGGTCCAGGTGACTCCGATTTAAGTGGAATACGAAGCATACCATCTCGATATTCATCACGACGGCGGCGACCCTGCTGCTCAGCGCCTAAGCCTTGGATGGCCTCTTTGTAGGCTGCACGGAAATACTGCATCATCTCCGCAGGTCCCTTGGTGTAACTATAGGCCTGGATCAGGCATGCGTACAACAGCGCCTCGGGTGCATTGATGCTGACCCAAGTCGTTGGATTGGCAGACGACAGCTGCGCCGGACGGTAGATGTAGCCCAGCTCCACGCTGTAGGCCTGATTTGGCGTGGGCGCAATGTAAAAGGTGTTCTGGTCCCACACTGAATAGTACTTGGGCGTGCCCTGTGTAGCGCCGTTTGCCCAGTACTCCTTCATGAAAGATGTGTCCCGAAAGTCCAGGAAAATCTGCTCGCCACTGGCCGGCGTCAGGATCATGTAACGATGCGTGAGCAAGTCAGTAGGGGCACTTAGAAACCTGTTGCCCTGAGTCATGTTGCCGGTGACTTCCAGCTTGAACACGTCCAAGTCAATCTCGCGAAGAATCTGGTTCTCCGCCATGGTGATGAAGGTATTGAGCACCGGCTCAGTAAAGACGTTACTCCCTACCTCGGTGTAGTTACGGATGTTGGTGACAAGTTCGTCGTAGGTCATGAAATACTCACAGTCACTGATCCGACAACACCTTGCGCGACAAGCGCTTGGTCTTGTATGTACGGCTGCATGTTAGTGCCACCACGCACACTGCCGAAGCTTTGAAAAGCGGTAAAGCCTGGTGCGCCAACAAAGACGGACACAGGCTCGATGCGGTCGGGACGCGGATCGCGCAGCGCGATGGCATCGCCGTTGTAACGCAAGGGCTCCAACTGGGGCTCTTTTGGCTCGTAGTCGTCAGGGCACACCATGAACCCCCGCCAGTTCTTGCGCAGGGTGTTGTATCGATACCGCTGGCCACAGTAGTCGCACAGCCCATACGAGTGCATGCCTGACGCAAAAGCCATGTCACACCCCCAAGTCCGGTACGAACTGCACGCTTGCAGTGTCGCGATCCTCCAGGGCGGCGCGCTGGAAGTCCTCCTCGTAGATCGCCTTGAGCGCCGCAGCGCGATCAGCCGCAAACTTGAGGGAGAGGTAGTACGCCAAGCCGGACGCCAAACAGGGCAAGAAGCGGAAGTTCACGTCAGCTGTGTTGGTGTAGCCGCCTGCATCTTGGATGCGTCGGATGCGGTAATACACAAACGTGTACCCGGCAGCCGGGGCAGGGTAGAAGTACACCTTGGGGATGTTGGTACGCTCGACATAAAACTGTGCAGGTCGCGCCTGAGTGGTTTTGTCAGGCACGTTGAGCCAGTCTTCACGACTGATGCGCTCAATGTACACATCCGTGTTGGTGCCTTGGTTGTTTTGGCGGATGACCGCCTCAAGCACGTTGACAACCGACTCGTCCAAAGCAATCTCGTTGACGCCAGCGGTCAACGGGAAAGTGGCTTGCTCAATTGTCCACAGGTTCAGCCCGCGATTGGCCCAGTCAAGGAAAAGCAAGTTGAGCGATCGGCGGGCCGAGGTGAGTTGAAACCCACTGGTCGGCCGCATGCCGCAGCGCTCAAATGCCTCCTCAACCAGGTCGTCAATCGACAGGTTGAATGTGGTGGTGCCTGATGTGGCCATTTAGCAGGCTGCTCCGCCTTTTTTGTAGCCCTTGGCCATCATGCCACCGCCCATTTTGCCGATGGGCTTGCCCATGGCCATGCGCTTGTGCTCATTCATGCCGCCTTTGTTGGCCAGGCCACCTTTTTTCATCATCACAGGACCCGTAGTTTTACTGGTCTCGGACATCATTTTGTTTTTGGGGCCGCTTTCAACAGCACCACCGCCACGAGTGGCGCAACCCATACCTTTTCCAGCCATGATCAAGCTCCTTTTTTCATTGCACGGCCCTTGACGTCGGCCGTTTTACGAGAAACAGCACGACCCATCTTGTCCGAAGCGGACTTCATGGCCATGCCACCTTTTTTCATCTTGCCCATGCCATCGGCCGCAAAAGCGGGCACTGATTTGCCGCCTTTTTTGACCATTTTCATCGGTGCTTTCATGTCGTCCGTCCTTTTTGCATGTCATCGAGTTTTTGCTCGATTCGGTTAAACCTTTGATCCATGTGGACGACAAGTTTCTCAACCCGGTCGTCCACTTCCCTGCGCGTGATGTGGTCCCTGGCAACCTCTTCGCGAGTGCGGTTCAGCAAAATGCTGATGCGCGACAGCTCATCAAACTTGCTTTTAAGCAGGAATCCCATAAGACTCACCACGGCAGTTAGCACAATGTTCCATACCATCATCTCCATGTCAGCACTTCCATCGCGCCAGGGCGGCGGCCTTACGGGTCGGTTTGCCCTTCTCGTCTTTCATCGGCCCCGGCATACCGCTCATGCGTGCGCAGAACGAGTCCTTGCGCTTGCCGCCCTCAGGCTGGGGTGCTTTCAAATTGCTGCCTGTTGCGGCGTTGTACTTGGCACGGCCTTTGGCAGTCAAGCCCGCCCCCTTGGAGGCGGGCAACTTCTCGCCGCGACCAACCGAAAGGGAGGGGGTTTTCTTGGCCATTACTGCGCGGCTCCGCCTTCGAAGAGCAGCGTAACGCTTAGCACGTTGGCACTGAACTCCAGAAAAACCGCGTCTGTAAACAACACCCCCATGTCGGGGATGATGATGTCATACGCGCCTGCCGCAGCGGGAGTGTAGATCGAGGTCTGGGCAGTGCCCGCCCCTGTCGTATTGTCGTGCAGGTGGATTACGGAAGCGGTGTTATTACACGTGTAATAAATACCGATCACCCGCGTTCTCCCAGAGATAGCAAGCGCAGTAAACGGTCCCGTCTTCGTTACCGTCTTTATGTTGCTGGAGCTCATGTGACCTCCTGATTAAGCAGTGCGCGTGAAGACGTATGCTGTGGCGCTGGAGAACATGATGGTGAAACGAGCCAAACCTGTCACACCCGAAGCAACGGTCAGGTCACCAAAACTGCCCGCAGTATCAGCAGCAGCGCTGGACAAGATGCCGTTGACTGCAACAGCAATCGTCACGGTGTTTGCACCAGCGGTGTTGTCGATGTACAGGTCCAGCACGGTACCCTGGGTTGCGCCAAGAGCTGCGCCAAGCAACGTGCCAGTAGGCAGCGTGATGGTTGTGGCGGCTGCCGAAGTGGAAGTGATGTAGCCGGTGGCGACTTGTGCAGCAGTGGCTGTTGCAGTAGCGTTGATCGCGGCTTTTGTGGGGTGATTTTGATCAGTGAAGACCAGGTTGGTAGTCGTCAAATCGGTCACGCTAGTAGCGGTGCCGAAAGAAGCATCAACAGTGACAGCGCCAGTACCGGGAGCTACAGTGATGGATTGAAAGCCGTTCTGCGATCGAACTGGGCCGGTAAACGTGGTATTTGCCATGGTTTTTCCTTACATGCAAGTGAAGGCGCATCTATCTGCATGTCGTCAGCCGGGACTGTCAGATGCACCGGAAAACCCCGGAATGACCCCAATATAACCTATTTCCACAAAAAGAAAAAGGGGCCGAAGCCCCTTTTTTCTCGGCCGGGAACCCCCAACCCTTTTCGCTTAGGCTGCGCCTGGCGAACCGAACAGACCGCGTGGGTCGCTGAAGCCGAAGCTGTAGCGTTCACGGGCCTTGTAGCGGACGTTGCCGGTGTCGAAGTCACCTTCAAAACCAGTCTTCATGGACACGCGCTCGAACATCTTCATGCCGTTAGGAGCGTCAGTCTTGATGAAGAACGCGTCTGGGTCGGTCAAGAAGTTGTTGACGGTGTAGCCCTGAGAGACCATGCCCATGTTGCGGATCGCGTTGATGTCGTTGTCCGCAGTGCCCACACGCAGTGTGGACTTGAGGATACGGTCAGCCGTGAACTGCAACTCTTTGGGGATGATCAGCTTCAAGCCCTGCACAGCGATCTTCAAACCACGTTCATCGGTGAACGCTTGGATGTCGATCAAAGCTTGTTCCAAGGAAGTCTCGGACAAGTCAGCAGGTGTAGCCAGGGTGTTGGACAGGTTTGGACCTGACAGAGTGGGGTGGTTGGTTGCGCACAAAACAACGCCGTCGCCACCGATGGAGGTGGTGAACGCGCCGTTCAGCACGGCCGCAGCCTTGATCTGCTTGGTCTGAGCCATCGAACGGGCCAAAGCCTTGGTGTAGCGGGCCGACAGACGGTCGTAGAGGTTGTCCTCAACGGCTTCTTCGGTCAGCGAGAACGCCAGGGCGATGGTCTCGTGGGTGTAGCGAGCAGTGTAGACCTCTTGCGCCTGGTCGTACGAAACGCCCGCGCCTTCAGTCTTCACAGGAGCTTCGCCGAAGCCCGATTCCATCACTTCCTCTTCAAACGCGCGGTCCGAAGATTCGATGGAGTAGATTTGAGTGTGTTGGTTCTCGTAGTTTTTGTACTCGAGACCGAACAAGGCATTGAGGCCGGGCTCAAGTTCCTTGACCAGTTGTGCGCGAGAAATAGCCATGATTAAGCTCCTTGACCTGCAACACCAGCACTGCCGTACAGGTGTTCATTGATTTTCACCACCACCACGGCATTGGTGCCAAAAGAGTTGCCCGGTACGTCGTACAGGCCAACAATCTTCAGGTTCAGTGCAGCAGTTTTTGCAATGGTGGACGAGTCGAGTTCCATGGAGGACACACCAGTGGTGGTGCTGCCGCCAGTGCCGACCACATCAGCGTTCAAGCCGATTTGGGTTTGGGCAACAGACTCATCAACTTGGATCAGGAACAGCTGCGATGGATCGTCCATCACGTCGGCAGCGATTTTGCCAGCGGTGATGTTGACCGAACCAGGGTAGTAGTTCTTCCAGGTGGGTTTGCCTGTGGTGGGGTCGATGTAGTTGCAACCGTTAAACACGCCCACCGCAGCGGTGTGTGTAGCAGGTGCGAACTTGACCAGGTAGCCATCAAAGATGGTGACGAGGTCGCCTTGGAAAATTGCTCCAGCCTGGTTATCAGCAATCTCATAGCCGTACTGTTTCTGTGCACCAGTGCCGGATAAGTTGCCAAGAGGACGCAGACCAAAGGCTTTGTCAACGTTAGCCATTTGTCATTCCTTTGAAAAAGATGGATTCGTCAGCCCTTGTTAAGGCCGCCGAAAGAGACGCGGGACTGGCGAGTCGGACGCTGAATAGTCATGCTGTTGTGAGCATTGGCCTTCATCAGTTCGTTATCAGCCGCCTGCAATTGGTCGTTCGCTCGATCGCGGTAATACGCATTGCGCTCTGCAACTGTTTCTTCTGGAATACGGGCTAGGAGAAGACCTCCCACGCT